GATCACTCCATTGCCACTCGCGTTGAAAATGCCTCTAGTGACATTTGGACTAGTTGATTTTCCGTCGCTGAACAAGTACTTTTTGCAACGTGCACCGCGGAACCCTGCATAGCAGGGTGTCCACCACGATGCGAAGTCCTTATTAACCACATTGAGCGGGGTCGTTCCATCCACGGCAGAGAGATCTACACCCTTTGGATCCCAACCAGACTGATATGGCGAATCTTTATTTAACAAATTATTGATCCGTACAATCCCGTCGGGGGGCCTATCGGGTACCCAAACCTTGGTTTGCGTGTAACGCTTCATTAATTCTCTTAGCGTTGTGGGAGGGTCTCCATAAAACACGGTATACGTATGATCCGCTTCCACTGATTCACTAGCAATGGTCTGAATCTCGGTTGATCCCATCGGTTTGTCGGTATCAGCGACAGACGGGTTCTCCGTAGAATCAGCCATTCCACTCTGGCTCGTAAGCGCAGGGTTCTGCTGAGGAAAAACATGGAAATCATTAATGTTGCGGTTGGAGGGTGCAGCGAACTTCGCATCCTCACACATACTGACAAAAACGTTAACGGAAATTGGTGCGTCCACGGAGGGGCACACTAGGTCGTTCAAAATATTGAGCTCAAGGATTCCGTTGAAAATTCCTTGAGTCTTAGGTAGGCGTACTGAGTCGCTAAAATTCACAGTACTGTCGCTCAGAGCTCCACGTGTTAACCATGGCTCTGAGTGGGCTCAGCCTACTACGACCTCAAAATCATCCTGTTCCGCAATATCGATCACGCGGGAATAATTGGTATTATACTCAACAGCTGAACTGTGAGAATTCGGATCGTACCGAACCAACATTCTACCCTTGTGAAAGTCAGATTTAACTATCTGGAAACGGAACTTAATACTACCCTGCCATGAATGAAAACACGAACCAATCATGCTCATGGGGGTGGGATGAATTTCACTACCTAGGATATCGAACAACATTGGTGTCACGTGTGAGTTCCACAACAACGTATCAGGTCCTTCATCTGGCGTCCAAGTGAAACTAGTAAGATAAGATTCACGCTGAGCAATATCATTGATGCCCATCTGGTCAACACCATCAAGACCCGCTGTACGAGTGTCCAAAGTAAGTTCAGCCTTAGAATCCATAGTAAGCTTTTGCACCGCATCAGCAGCGTCCACGTTAGTGAAATTACCTGTTGGATTAGGCTTGAACAATTGTATATCAGTGACCACTGAGGGACGCGAGTATCCGAAGATTTTCGCAACTTCCCCCACCTTACCGGCAACCATTTCGGTCGCCAACGCGTAAGGCCGAATAAGTGGTAAGTCCGCGAGTACCCCCGCGGCTTTTGCTATGACAGCTGCTGGCTTGGAAATAATTCCAGAACCATATTCATCTCGTGCAGTAATGTCATTGCTCTTATTCTTAGGTCCGAGTGGCTTCTTATTCTTCTTACCAGCCTGCGAAACAAGCAGTGAATTGCTGGTTGGCATGGTGAGGACAACGTCCTCTGCCCACAGATAGATCGTAATGGTAACGGGGTCATTACCTCCATTTGCATGTAGGAGGTTGTCAAACGATTTGACAATGATTTCACCCATATCCTGTGCGTCGTCATCTGTGATGGACAAATAATTCTTAGTCCAAAAGAAGGGCATACAAAGCTCACCACCAGTGTTTTTGGTGGGATTCAGAAAGAAGTGCGGCTTCTGACTAGCCTGGATTAGGTCTTGCTGGAGGAAATTCCTCTGGACCGTAATCTGGTCGTAATTAGAGCCGGCAAGTGGATTGTAACTCGCTAGGGCACGTCCGTAATGAAACTTAGTGCCTGAAATAACCATCTTGCAGTGCATCTTCATCCGAATCAACTCGTAATTTTTGATTTTCTCAGCAACAAAAGGATTGGCTAAAAATTCTTTCCAAGGGTTAAAGGCATAGAAAAAGGGCTGTCCGACAACCCAATTCTGTACACTCTGACGAATAGGACGGTTCAAGAACTCGCCCAAATTGGAATCATTATTGTTTGCCAAATCCATGGTGGCATCGTAACCTCCCTTGACATCCGTAGTCCATCCAGCGTCTTGATCCGCAAAAGCGGTAATCTGCTGTTGGGACATCGGACCGGATTCGGCTACGTCCATACCAGGTGGCGGCTGCAACGCGCCAGTCGAGGAAGACTGCGAGTCCAAACATACGGACTCAAGCATCTGTTCCAGTTCACTGACCTTGCGCTGCAACGCAGCAATATGCTGATATTTCTTGGAGAGTTTACGTCGCAAATGTTTATTGAGCTGCGACAACTCCGCATTTTCATGCATTATAAAGCTCATATCAAAACTTGGGACTCTTTTCAAAGGCGCATCCCAATCAAAATCCTTCCCCTGAGGTACAGCAGGGGCCTGTTCAAAAATAGTATCAAAATTAGAAATCAATTTATGTACATCACCGATCCGGTTGATTAATCCATCACGGGAGTGCTAACTTTTTGCAGTGACTAACTGCCTCGCTAGATAACGAGAGGGCTCTGGTCCCTAAGTCTTCTATGCTACGCTGTCATAACATGCTAGGCAATTCAGCTCCTAACAAGCTACCGTTATACAGTAACATAGCCCCGATTTGGTTTTAATTGCATGAGGGAACGCAATGACACATTTTAACGGCAAGTGCCCAGCCGATGCCGCAGGATTACTCCTTTGGCAAAGCATCCTGGTATTTAAGGAAACCTAACATATCTGCCCACTGCTGTGGAACATCAGTGGCCCTCTTACCATAGACGCGCACGATCTCAAAGCCGTACTCAGAATACACCATGGCCACTACTGTGGCTTCCGGTTGCAGAATGCTCATAACTTGAGCATATTTCCGCGCCTGAGTTCGAACTTTATAACGTTGAGGTTTCCGGTCAACCAAAGACTTGGTTTCAATGACCAGATAAAATTCATTTTCCTCTGCGTACAAAAGATCGCCCTTGCCGTAATTTTCGGCAATCACAGGATACTCCTGTGCGGCAGGTTTGCCGAGGAGCTCAATCACGCGCTCCTGAAGCGTGTCCTCCTCAGTAGGGGTCATTGCCTTTTCAGGCTTACCCGACTGGGAGTCGAGGACTACATCATACTTTTCAGCATACCAGTCCTTGCGCTCATCGTAGGTGGGAATAGGGCCTAAATAACCCTTAATTCCAGCGGCCTCAGCGACCTCCTCCAATTGAGCGACTTTCTCGGAATAAACCTTTCGACCAAACTCAAAGTACTTAAGTGCAACATTGCTAATGGCTTCAGCGCTAGACTGTTCCATCGACAACACTTTCGACTTGAGATGAGCGTGAAGCATCTTAGCGATACTCCCGTCCTCAATTACAGCTCGGTAAAGGTTAAACTCAGGATCCCACACGGCGAAGTGCTTGAGGAATGAAGCGCTGCCCAAATGAATGAACGGCACGCTCTCAGCCTCCTTCTCTGCCATAGTGTAGGTAATGCCAACTTCGGCAAATTCCTGGGCAATCCGGGTGTGGTTGTAGGCATCAAAGCCTTCTTTCACTGTCATGATATTGTCATCGCCGTACGTCATCAACGCAACCACATCGGCGAATTTCGGTGTACTCCACCAGCGTTCATCTCTCGCGATCTTAAAATAAGTGTATCGCATGTAAAGCGAATTCACGATCGAATTGATGATAACTGTAAGTGGATGTCCGCTCGGGTTTGACCCGAAGAACTGGACTAACGTACCGAAGTAATCATAAGTGGGGTAAGAGATTTCGGAAGCGATGCCTCTCATAATGACAAGGTCATCAGCATCGTAATTTCCTGATTTCTCAGCGATGGCGATCAGCAACTTGAAAGCAGCGAGCATAAATTCAGGGCTCATTCTGCCGTCAAACTTTGCATAATCTCCAGCGATCGCACGGTCCCAACCGTACTTACCGATATGTTCGAATAAATCGGTCCACTCCGGCGATTGAACAACAGTTCCGACCGCACACTCCGTGAGGTTCTTATTCCTCTGGAACAGTGCCGCAAGACTCAGAAAGTACTTGCGTGTCAGCATAATAAAAGGCATATTAGCGGCGGCAAAAACGCGCGCCTTCTTCTTAGTGAGCTTG